TGACACTGTTAGATATTGGAATCCTACATTAGTAAAACTACATGATTCATACCTAATAGCAGCAGCAAATGACTCATTGATCAATGCAACTAAACACATTACACTAAATTCTGATCCAGAATGTCTACTTGAACTTTCGCGTTTTGGAATTTCTATCGATGATGTAATCATTAACGATGATCCATTAAACAAGTTTGCTAGCAAGTATGTTGTAGAAGAAGATTTTGTAAATATAGAAAACCTTATTTCATGGTTGACAAGCCTAAACTGTGATACTGTAATTATTATGGGTGTCGCTATGATGCTCAATCACAGAAAAATTTTACAACAACGTATACGTGATGCAGGCATTGCAATCATAACCAATGAAGTAAATACAGAGGATGATTGGCCATTTGCTGATGCAAATACCTTTATTATAAATTTTTCTAAATCACAATCAGTAGATATTCCTGTTAGTGTTATGAAGCGTGTGAAAAAAATTATTCTGCTTAGAAATTCAACCCCCATAGATATTAAATGAAACAATGTAAGATAATCGTTAAAGACGAAGTAAATGTAAAACTAGATGGATTGGAACTGTCGGAACGCAAAGCATTAATGAAAATGTTTGAGTTTGAGGTTCCGGGTGCTAGATATCTGCCCAGCGTAAGATTAGGTAGATGGAATGGTAAGGTAAGTTACTTTTCATTGGCTGGTAGCACCTATATCAATTTGTTGCCGGAAATAATTCCAGTACTAGACAATGCTGGTTATGACATTGAACTTGACGACTTAAGGACTTATCGTACAACATTCGAATTCGTCAAAGTGTCCGAGGATACATTTTCTGCTTATAAATGGCCAAAAGGTCATCCTAAAGCAGGAGAATCCATTAAACTACGAGACTATCAAATACAAGTTATCAATGATTTCTTGACTAATCCACAATCTATACAAGAGGTTGCAACAGGCGCAGGTAAAACAATTACTACCGCCGCTCTTAGTTATAGTATCCAAGAATATGGACGTAGTATTATCATCGTACCTAACAAGAGCCTAGTTGTACAAACAGAGGAAGATTATATCAACGTTGGTTTGGATGTTGGTGTTTACTTTGGTGATAGAAAAGACATTGGTAAAAAACACACTATCTGTACATGGCAAAGTTTGAATAATTTGTTAAAGAATACTAAAGCAGGTGAAGCAGAACTAGGGATAGGAGAATTTCTTGAAGATGTAGTATGTGTCATTGTTGACGAAGTACACATGGCAAAGGCAGATGCACTTAAAACATTGTTGACAGGAGTATTCAGTCAAGTGCCTATCAGGTGGGGACTGACTGGCACTGTGCCTAAAGGCAAATTTGAGTTTCAATCGTTGTTTGTATCATTGGGACCAGTAATAGGAAAATTAAGTGCAAGTGAGTTACAAGATAAAGGTGTACTTGCACAATGTCATGTTAATATTGTTCAACTACAAGATGGTGTAGAGTTTAGTAATTATCAAAGTGAGTTGAAATATCTAACTGAGGATAGTAAACGTCTAGACACTATTGCTAATCTAATAAATAGCATAAAAGATAGTGGAAATACACTGATTCTCGTTGATAGAATTAGCGCAGGCAGGGAACTACAACGCAAACTAAGTGGTATCTTTAGTCTACTCAAAGATGCACCCGATGTAGCATTCATTAGCGGCGAGATGAAAATAACTGAAAGAAAAGAAGAATATGATGAAGTTGCGACTTCTAGTAAAAAGATTATTGTGGCGACTTACGGTGTGGCCGCTGTGGGCATTAATATTCCTCGGATTTTTAATCTGGTTCTTCTGGAGCCCGGAAAAAGCTTTGTTAGGGTTATCCAATCTATTGGACGAGGCATTAGAAAAGCTGAAGATAAAGACTTCGTTCAAATCTGGGATATAACCAGCAGTTGTAAATTTGCTAAACGGCATTTGACTCAAAGAAAGACCTTCTATAAGGAGGCAAACTACCCATTTGACTTAGAGAAGTTGACATACAAGTAAATAGATGCTATACTCACATTATGAATATATTGTTATTAGATAATACAAAATACAATTTAGAAAATTTACCTGAAGAAGTAGATGACTTTAGGTTTGCTATATTAGATAATAGCAATCCACAAAATGTTGATTACTATTTCATACCTTTAATTTTTCTAGAAAGTTTTAATTCTCCTGCACTTGTATTGCAAATAGGAGATAAAAAAATAAAAATGCCTGTAGATTGGCAAATACTAATTGGTGAAAAAGAACATGGTGATTTAGAAACATTACCACTCACTAGCATTAATGATAGAGGATTTAGTGCATATGAATTTAACCCTCTAAGTAGTTTTAGTCCTAGTTTTCTACCAATTGAAATCGTAGACATTTATCATGATGTTACATGGTATGCACCTAGATTGCGTAATGGTCAATTTCTATGTGTACCCATAGAAGACGGACCAAAACCCAAATGTGTTTACTTTGTTAAAGAGATTAGTAGAAACTGCGAGATAGTAGATTATAGTCAAGTTTTTTAATTATGAAAAAAACAGACAGTACTGAAAAGTTTGAAAAGCAAGATTTTGATTTGTTTGAAGCATTGACTGCTTTGGATAAAAAAGATTACGGGTATTATGACAGGCTAACAGAAGAACAAAAAAGAAAATTTGTCCCGTACATGTTGATTCAATGGATGGCTACTGTCAAAGGTAGCAAAGAGTTACAGTCATACTATATTCAAAGCACAGACTATCATGCTAACAAATATATGTTTAATGAATTAGTTCAGAAGAATCCTAAGTTACAGTGGTTAATGTTATGTGCTGCAAGTCCGGGCGTAGGAAAACAATTTCATCAATGGATACCTAATATATCGCAAGGTGTTGCAAAGTTCAAAGCACCAGCCAAACTAAAAGATATTAAAGAGTATTATACAAAAATATATCCCAATGTCGATAGTTCAACTATAAAAGAAATCAGTGAAGCCTACGTAACTGAACACAAAAAGAAAACATATCTAAGCGAAAGATTCCCTAATTTAAAACTATCCGATATTGAAACATTAAGTCAAGTTGTAACAGATGAAGATATCACTCAATACGAAAAAGACAGAGGAAACTAACCATACTGGGAAGTTTAGTTGCGAATTTTGCAAACGTGAATTCGTTCGTGAATCCACTGTTCTAAAACATATTTGCGAATATAAACATCGGTGGTTAGAAAAAGATCGTCAAGGTAATAGAATTGGCTTTCAAGCCTTTATTCAATTTTATAAAAAGAATAGCGCAGCAAAGAAAGAAAGAACCTATGAAGAATTTATCAAGAGCGCATACTATATTGCTTTTGTAAAATTTGGTAGTTATTGCGTAGATATAAATGCTATCAACGTACCTAGATTTTTAGACTGGTTGAATAAAAATCAGATTAAGATTGATACGTGGACCAGCGATAGTGTTTATACTAAATTTCTACAAGAGTACTTGCGCAATGAAGATCCAATGGATGCTATTGCACGTAGTGTAGAAACTTCTATTAATTTGGCTGAACGAGAAAAAATCTTAACCAAAGATTATCTGCGTTATGGTAACAGTAATAATATTTGCTATGCTATCACTACAGGTAAGATAAGTCCATGGATGCTTTATCACAGCGAAAGCGGTAAACAATTTCTAAATAAATTAGATGAAACCCAAGTTAAAATGGTTATTGATTATATCAACCCTGAACTTTGGGCTATCAAGTTTAAAAGAAATACTGATGATGTAAACGAAGTAAAAAAACTTTTAGATACTGCAGGGTATTAAGATGTATGAAGAAATACCAAATACCTATTGGGATGAAAACAAACAAACAGGTTGGTATCAATATGATTATCCCAATGATAAAACATTATACTCGTATAATTTTATAAGAAAATATTGCGATATAGTATATTGGATACAAGAAAATATCCCAATGCATTATAGACACACTAGATGGACCGCAGATGAAGAACGTATAAGAGTACGATTTAGGTATGAGAGAGACTTCATCATGTTCACATTGAGGTGGTCATGATTGAAATTTGTACAACAGATTGGCCTACTACATTTTGGTGGGAAGTCGTTAAATGGTGCGAGTCAACATTTGGACCTCCACGGTGGGATAAAAATTGGTTTTTTCAAGACGATTACAGTCTCTATATTCATGAGAAATATTTGCCATTTTTTATATTGAGGTGGCTATAATTATCAATGGATAATTTTGTGAGTGAAAATCTAAATACTATTAGACTCGAAAACGTAAGAGCCTTAGCAGCAGTGGAATTAAAAAATGAATTGATAAATTCAGGTTTAACACAGGGTACAGATTTTCAATGGGTTTGGCACCCATCGCAAGCACCAACTCATGCAAAACCTGCTGTAGAATTTATATTTAAAGACCCGACATTAGCGACTTTTTATGCATTAAAATGGACATGATAAAAATTAAAAAAGACTTAACTACAGGTCCCGGTTATCTAGTACTAGAAAAAATCATACCTGATAGTATCATAGATAGCATCACAGAAAAATTACATTTGTTGCATCCAGTACGTGCATCAAGTAGTAATAAAAAATATGCCGAACGTGACGAGATTAAAAATCTACCCAACATAAGTGTATGGTGGAGTCAGATGGTAACGGATTGGCCTGAAGTTATTGAAATTAATAAATTAATTCATAAGCATATCGTAACGCACTTGGAGAATGCAGAGTTATATTCTAGTGATATTGTGACTATAGAACCACATAGTAAATGGATTAATCCTCACATAGATACTCCTCATCGTTTTAAAGAATACAATTACGACAGACGATTACTAGGCATACAATCTATTGTAGCCTTAGTTGACATGGATGGAAATAGTGCAAGTACAGGTATAGTACCTAAAAGTCAAAACATGGATTTTAACATTAATCTATGTTATAAAGGATTGTATGACCAGTGGTTCAAACTAAATTGTGTTCAACCAAAAATACCTAAAGGTAGCGTATTGTTCTATAATTGCCGCGTGATGCACAGCAGTATGCCCAATCCATTAGATAAATCTCGCCCAGCACTATTGCTTAATTATCTTGACCGTGATATTATCGAAGAAGTAAAAAAATTAGATAATATCTGGGCGAGTAATGGCAATTAGTAACACATCGTTTTTTGATCAATTTTCTCCATTCATTGAATGCGTAGACGTTGTAAAAAACAATGCTACTGATATCGGTAAAATCACTTTTAAAGTAAAAGGTGACCCTATTACAGTCATTAAATGGTGCCGTAGAAATTTCGGTGACCGGGGTGATGGATGGGATTTTAGCGGCACAGGCAAAAAAGTAGAAGTAACGATATGGTCTAGTAAACTACAAGTAATGTGGGAACTCTGGCAGGAATAATATGGCAAATGATATAATGATTGACCTAGAATCACTTGACACAAGCCCGTATTGTGTAATACTCACAATTGGTGCTGTCAGGTTTGATCCTAAAGGAAGTGGTGTTGTTGAAAAACTAGAATTACGCCCAACAATTGAAGAACAAACAGAAATACATAATAGAATTATTAATGAAGACACTTTAAGGTGGTGGAGTACACAAAGTTCTGACGCAATGGAAGAAGCATTGGGAGACAGGGGACGAATCTCATTTACTGCGTGTATGGAGGCACTTTATAAGTTTTGTTGGAACCGTCGTGCTGTCTGGAGCAATGGTGCTGGCTTTGACGTAGTAGCATGTGAGACTGCATTCAGACAAACATTGACCGAACGACCAAATCCTATTCCATGGCCTTATTACACAGTAAGGGATACCAGAACATTGTATGAGATTGCAGGTGTTAGTCTTAAAGACAAGAAGTATGGAAGCAAAACTACACACAAGGCGGTAGAAGATGCTGAACATCAGGCTTTAGTAGTTCAGGATGGATATAGAAATCTAATAAAGGCTGGCTTAGTAAAATCATGAAATTCAATAGCGACATTGATATTGATTTTGGTGCTAGAGATAAAATTCTATCAGTCATAGACCATATTCCTGCCGCTATGCGAAATGTTCACCCTATACGAAAACACGCAACGGGTGTGCATGTTACTAAGATTCCGTATGATCCCTTGAATAACATGGCTTCTATAGATTACAAAGAGGCTGAAGAACGTGGATATCTGAAATTAGATTTGCTAAATGTTCATGTGTATGATAATGTAAAAGACGAAAATCATCTTATTGAACTAATGAGAGATCCCAATTGGAAACTACTTAAGGATATTGATTTTTTCAGTAAAATTATTCACGTAGGAAATCATTATGATACTATGATGAATATGCCAGAACCCATTGATAGTATACCTAGACTAGCAATGTTTTTAGCAATTATACGTCCCGGCAAAAAGCACCTAATAGGTAAAACTTGGAAAGTTGTTGCAGAAACTATTTGGACTAAAGGGACTGACGGCTATCAATTCAAGAAAAGCCATGCTGTAAGTTACGCATGGCTAGTAGCAGTGCATATGAATTTATTAGAAGAATCTATGTTATTCGTTTGACTAATGTAATACTTCTACGTTTGGATCTTTTATGATGCAATTCAGTTATGCTGCATGTAGGCCCGTGAAGCACAACTAATCCTTTATTAACAAATGTACGTAGATATGGTTTGAATAATCGCCATTCTTCTTTTAAAAATAAATTTATAGGGATGAGTCTGTTACTCTCCCACCACCAAATCTCACCTAACTCTAAGAACTTAGTTTTTATTGCAGTATCTACGATAGAACCATAGTCATAGAAAGTAGTTACGGTGTCGTCTCGGTTCTGCACTATGCCTACATAGTCTTGATTCGCATAGGAACACACCGTTATAAATGGATGGTTATCGGTTAACTTCTTAAAAAATTCAGGCATTATCAATTATAAACATAACTCGTTATTTAATCGGTAAATTAACCAATAATATTTTAATATTATGGATGAAGCGTTTCTATCAGATAAATATAATAAAGGAAAAGGATAGACATGGCTTATAGTACCTCTGTTTTTGTATATACACAACGCCAAATTGTTGTCCTTTTGTCCGGCTTATCAGTGAGAAAATATATGCCAGTATACGCTAAACCACTAACCTTGCACAAAGGAGTTGATAATCAAATACAGTTCCAGTTCTTAAATCAGGAACAGAAACCAGTTGATATAACTAATAAGGAAATTACTTGTCGCATCATAAGTTATGATGGTACAGAAGTATTACTACAAAAAGCATTAACTATACAATTAGGCGCTACTGGCATAGCAGCATTAGTTTTAAACGCAGCAGACATAGAAGACATACCTGCACAAAAAGCATATTACTCATTAGAAATACCGGTAGGCGCATTTGACTATCCAGTCTTTGTTGATCAAAATGCGGGAGCCCGTGGGGATATGAACATCGTCAATTCCGTATTACCAGCATTCATACCTTCACAACCAGTTAGCATCCCCAGTGGGCAACCTTTTCCAAATCTCAATCCTAATGCTAATGTAATGGCTAATGCTAATACTTACTATAGCAGTGTTATTAATACCAATGACAATCCAGTCCTTACGCTACAAGTTCATTTAGAAGACTATTATGGTGACGTAGGATTGGAAGGATCTAGTATAGGTACAGGGGATTGGTATCCTATAGAGTTGCATACTTACACAGATGAAATAACTACTGGAACATATGGGTATTCAATTAAAGGTTATCACCCATATGTTCGTATGCAGTTCGTTGCCAACGTTGGTGTAGCCTCTAACATATTAACCAGATAATTGATTTTTTTGCATAAACATGCTATCATGTCAAGATGTTTGACATACTGAGTATTGTTCCAGGAAAGAAAAAATTAACATCTAGCGGGTGGTATAGTTTTAATGCCATTTGCTGTGGCTATCGTGGACATCGTCCTGATAAAAGAAGTCGCGGTGGAATAAAGTTTGATGGTGAGTCAAACTGGTCAATGCATTGTTTTAATTGTGGATTCAAATGTGGGTTCACATTAGGCAAAACTCTTACAAAGAATACAAAACAATTTTTGTCTTGGTGCGGCATAGAAGAAACTCAAATCCAAAAATGGAACTTAGAAAGTCTACAGTATAAGGATTTGTTAGATTATGTAAAAGTTAAAAAAGAAAAACTAAGAGTTAAATTCAAAGAGCATACTTTGCCAGAGGGCGAATTAATAGATATAAACAACACGCTACACAAAATATATGTCGATTATCTGCAATCACGTAAGATAAATCCTAATAGTTATCCTTTTATGATTACACCCAATGAAACAGGTAGAATGGGTAAGAGAATAATTATACCATACACTTTCAAAAATAAGATTGTAGGACACACTAGTAGATTTTTAGATAATAAAATTCCTAAATATATCAACGAGCAACAACCTGGTTATGTATTTGGTTTTGATTTTCAAAAACCAGATTGGCAAGTATGTATTCTAGTAGAAGGGATTTTTGATGCACTCAGTATCAATGGTTGTGCATTAACTCACAATACAATTAATGATGATCAGGCATTGCTATTATCCTCACTGAAAAAACAAATCATTTTTGTTCCTGATAGGGATAAAACTGGGTTAGAAACTTGCGACAGGGCATTAGAATTAGGATACAATGTAAGTATTCCAAATTGGGAATCTGATGTAAAAGATGTTAATGACGCAGTTGTTAGGTATGGCAAACTTGCTACATTACTAAGTATTTTTCAAAGTGCCACGACCAGTAAAGTAAAGATAGAAATGCAAAGGAGAAAGATTGAGCAAAGAATATAATACCGATATGCAAACATTGTTTTTGCGTATGATGGTAACTAATTCTGAGTTGTATACCAGAGTTACTAACATCATGAATCCTGCGAACTTTGAACGCAAACTAAAACCAGTAGCAGAATTCATAGTAGACCATAGTAAAAAGTACAACATCATGCCTGAACCTATACAAATTAAGGCAGCAACAGGTGTAGAGATTGAAAACATTCCTGAACTTAACGACGGGCATACAGATTGGTTCTTGGAAGAATTTGAATCATTTACTAAAAGGCAAGAACTAGAACGTGCTATCCTTAAGTCTGCTGATTTATTGGAAAAAGGTGAGTATGGTCCTGTAGAAAAACTTATCAAGGATGCAGTACAGATCAGTCTACAGAAAGACATGGGTACTGATTACTTCGATGATCCTAGGGCTAGATTAATGGCACTAAAGTCTAGTAACGGGCAAAACAGTA